GCCCAGAGGGCGAGGCCATCCGACCGGACAGGACCCCAGCAGCGAGGAAGGCATCCCGGTAGACGCTCAGGCTAGAGAGCCCGGTCTGGGCGTTCCTGGCCCCGCCTGCCGGGTCGCAGTAGCAGTCGAGCATCACGAGCCCGAGCTTGCTCACGAACTCGGCGCAGTCCCTGGCGTGTCGGCTCTCCAGCACGTCGGCGCAGACGACCTCCTCGACCACCACCTCCCCGAGGCCGTCGACATCCTGCACCAGGCCGAAGAACGGACGACGGCCACCGAAGTCGAGGAACCCGTAGGTCGGCCTGCCCGGCTCTGGCCTCACGTCCACGATGCTCTCGGTCTCGTAGGTCCAGTAGACCGCCCCCTCCAACACCACGAACTCACCGTGGATGAAGGCCCTGGCCATCCGGTCGGAGAGGTTGAGGTGGTTGACGTAGCCCGCCGGAAGGTGAGGGTTGTCGGTGGTCGAGGCTCGGACCAGTCGCCGGCCTGGTAGCGGTCTGCCGAACTCCTCGTGCATCCAGCCCATCGAGGGCACCCCGGCAATCGAGCGTCGGAGCTGGGCGCTCTTCGGGTCTCTGACTCTGGCGTTGAGGATTCGCCAGGCCTCGTGGCGGATCAGCCTCGGTTCGTCCAGGCAGGCCCAGGCGTAGGTCGCACCCTCCAGGCTGCCCGGGTCCTCGGCGCTGGCGAAGAACCACTCGGCCCCATTCCAGAGGGTAAGACATCGGTCCTGGGCCGACCAGTCCTTGACCAGAGGCCCGAGACACTTCGAGGCGTTCGCCCCGCCCGAGGGCCACCGGGTCGCCTCGGGGAAGAGGTCCACGATGGCTCGATAGAGCGTGCGACGCTGAAGCGGGAACGTGGGCGACACGAGGACGCCAGCTCGGCCCGGATTCTGGACCGTGTTCCGCAGGGCCTCGGCCACCAGCCACCACGTCTTCCCCGAGCCCCAGCCGCCAGCAAAGAGAACGATGTCCTCGGGCGCTTCGTGGGCTGTGATCTGAGCCCCGAAGGGGACGTAGGGAACCTCCAGGCGTCGCATCGCTTCAGCCTAGCAGAGGGAAATCTAATCTTTTTTGTATTTCCCTCTAGACATCCCCATTAAGCGGATATACTATAAGGACAGTTGAGGGGCAATGAAGCCTAAGGAGAACGAGACGATGAGCGACCACGCCGACAACATTACCCCCCAACAGATAGCAGACCTGTGCATCAAAGCTATGGCCTATCAGGGGGAGCTTCCTCCGGCTGTGCGACTGATAGCAGACAACGATCTGCTCAGTGCCTGTAGCGAGACAGACTATGATGGCAACGAAGAGAGCGTCGATGAGGTCTGGATTTCGGCCAAAAACCTGGCCGAAGACGGACAGTTTAGCCAAGAGGCCATCTACGCCCTGACGAGCCTTACCTTCTAACCGCCCACCACCCCAGACCTCGGCCCCCGCAAGGGGGCCTTTGTCGTTCTACTCCTGCGCCTCTCCGCAGCCCACGCAGTCCACCTCGTCGGTCGTCGCCTCGTACCGCAACTCAGAGCCGCCACAGGAGCCACAGATAGGCTCTCCAGGCTCTCCGCACTCTGGACAGGACAGCTCGCCCAGGTAGACGGCATCGCAGGCAACACAGGCCCGCTGGGTGGATTCTGATTTCTTTTCGGTATTTCTCATTATTGTCTAGACATCCCTGGTTACCAGATATACAATTTTTATCAGTTGAGGGGCAATTAAGCCCAGGAAGAACGAGACCATGACCATCGACACCGAAACAATCAAAGCACCGCACTTCGACACCGTCGCCACCTTTACCCGAGACGGCGAGAGCTGGTGGAGCAAGTCGCACCTCCCTGGGTGGGATTACTTGGGGCAATGGGTTTCCGCTTGTGGACGAGGAAAGTGTGGCCTTCGCGTCCGCCGGGTCGGCCCGCGAACCTGGGAAGCTAGGGCTCGTCGTCGGGGCATCGAAGGAACGGCCACGGGCAGCACTCGCAACGAGGCAGCCTGGGGAGCTATGATCGCAGGGCAGCGATCTTGAGCCGCACGGCACCGCATCGGCCCCCGCAAGGGGGCCTTTGTCGTTCTACCCCTTCCCCTTGCTCTTCGGCACCGTCAGCAGCACCTCGACCGAGCCGCCCAGGTCTGCGCTCACCGGAGCTTCGACGCCTACGATCTTCGACTCCAGATTCATCATCGCCGCTAGAGGCCCGAGCCTGCCTGCCGCGAGAGCAGCCCTCTGGTGCCCCTGGAGCCGTTCGAGGAACTCGGCCTGCTTCTCCTCCCGGGTCCGCTCGTCCAGCTCGATCTTCATCCCGTCGATGAGCCGCTTGCGGTAGTTGCTGATCGTCTGCATCGACACGCCGAACTCGGCAGCCAGAGCCCGCTGGACCATGAGCGACCAGCCCCGGTCCCCGATGGTCTTCTGGACCACCGCCATCCGGCGGACGACCTCCTCTGCCTTCGGCTGCTTCCCGGCCATAGTCAACTCCTGTTACCACCCGACTCGGACCTCAATCCGTGGGGTTTCTTCCCCATCACAGTACAGCGCGAGCACGTCAACGGACCAGACGAACTTGTCGTTGCGGACGACGCCCGATTTCTCAAGAGCGTCGAGGACGGCCTTGCAGACATTGTCCACGTCGGGGGCTTGACAGTAGGGCTCCCTCGGCATCGGCTTGCGTTTCCAGAGCATCCGCTGAGGCCTCGGGAAGAGGGCCAGGATCCCCACCGAGACCGGGCAGTCCAGCGGAGGACCGTCCCACCCTGCCATCAGCGTAGAAGCCGCCACCGCCTCCCAGTGCGCCGTTTTCTTCGGCGTATAGGTCCTGACGTGCCCGCCCCTCACCGTTGCCCTGGGCCTGCCCTTGCCGACCGGAGGCCCCGGAATCACCGCCCTCCACTCATTCACCGAGCACCGCCCCGAGCCGAGCCCGCACGATGTCGCAGTAGGCCGGCTCTCGCTCGATGCCGATGCACACGAAGCCCTCCCGCTCTGCCGCCAGCATCGTCGTCCCCGAGCCGGCGAAGGGCTCCAGAATCACCGAGCCGGATTGACACCCCACAAGCCTCACAAGCCAGCGCATCAGCCGGACGGGCTTCACGGTTGGATGATGGTTGCCAATGTCCCCGGTCCGCGTCATCCCGCTGCGAGCGTGCTCCTGCCCGGCGCTCCCCTCCTTGCGCCCAGTCACGTCCTCTCGCCGCTTCGGGGTCAGCTCCTCGCACCCCTCCTCCCGCTCGCCCCTCGATGCCTTCGGGCAGGCGTAGACGTTCGCGGGCCAGCGGCCGAGGTCGGAGACGTTGACGGTGGGTGTCTGGGGTCGGTTCATCACCGCTCCAATGTGACTCGCCCCGCTAGAGTTGGGCCGCGCCAAGGCCCGGATCTCATCCGCCGACCGCTGCGGCCCAGGCCACGCCTCATCCCCGTACCCGTACCTGCACCCGTCGATGTTCAGAGCCCCTGTCCCCCACTCCAGCAGGTTTTCCGCGACGGTCCCCACCAGAGGCTTGCGAGCGATGACCGCAGGCTCAAGGCAAGGCTTGAGGGCGGTGCCGTAGCCCTCCCAGGTGCGGGCGTCTTCGGTTGCGGGGGCGGTGACCTGTCCGTTGGTGTGAATCGACCCGCTGTACTTAGTGTCGGCGTGATCATTGGGTCGGTGAGACGCATAGGTCCCCACCACCTCCCGCTCTGCCCCGTGATGCGCGTCAAGTGCCTTGCTAGCGTCGAGGCTCTTCGGGAAGCCCTGCCACTGAAGCCAGCCAAACAGCTCCCGAATCTCGAAACCGGCATCCTCCAGAGAGCAGGTCAATCGGTGGATGGTCCGCTGTCCTCCGAATGCCACGATTGCCCCCCCCGGTTTCAATACCCGCAGACACTCCCGAGCCCAGTCCTCTCCCGGTGGGAGAGCATCCCACTGCTTCCCCATGAAGCCGAGGCCGTACGGGGGATCGCAACAGATGGCGTCCACGCTGTTCTCCTCCATGCCCTGCATCACCTCGATGCAGTCCCCGCAGTGCAGGACGTGCGGCCCCAGCTCCACCACGTCGCCCGGCTTGGTGATGGGCTCGACCTGCTCGGGTAGCTCGTCGTCTCTGGCGTCGTCGGCCTCCAGGGCGGCATCGAGGTCAGGCTCTGGCTCGGAGTCCAGCAGGGCGCTCAAGTCGTCCTCGGTGAACCCGGCCAGAAGAAGCTCCGCACTGTCCACGTCGGCCACGATGCGGGCAAACACCTCGTTGTCCCAGTCGGCCAGTTCTCCGATCTTGTTGTCCGCCAGAGCCAGGAGCTTCGCGTCGGCCAGGTCGAGGTCCATGAACCTGACCGGAACCTGCTCCAGGCCGAGCGCCTTCGCTGCCTTGAGCCGGGTATGCCCTGCGATGACCTGGCCGTCCTCCTGCCTGGCGATGATGGGCGAGCTGAACCCGAACCGCTTGATGCTGTCCATCACAGCCTCGACCGGCCTGCCGTCGTTCTTCCTGGGGTTGTCCTTCCATGGCGTGAGGTCGTTGATGTCCGTCCAGTAGCCAGCGGCCTCTCTCTCTTTGGCTCTTCGGAAGCCCAGCTCAAGCGCGTCGGCAAGTCGGACCCGGACTTCTGGCTCAGCAAGCGGCTGAATCACTTCTGGATCGATTCCCTCTGCCTCTTCCTTCGCCTTCGATTTCCTCGGCACGGTTCCGCTCCCTGTCAATCTCTGTTAAGCTTTGGTAACGGTTGGCAATGATGACCAGCCCGAAGTCAATCCTAGCAGACAAGGATCAGCGATGGAAATGCGCGCAGAATTCCTCACCGTGAGTGAGGTGGCCAGCCTGCTCAAGCTCAGCGAGAGCACGGTCTACACGATGGTCAGAGCTGGAGACATCCCAGCGGTCAAGCTCGGCAACCAGTGGCGAGTCAGCGAGACCCGCCTGGACGAGTGGCTCGAAGAGAAGGAAGACAGCAGCGAGGCGAGGGGCTGAAGTGGCAAGGACCCGACTCTTGAACCCCGAGGTCTTCTTGCACGAGGACCTCGCTGCCTGCTCACCTCACGCCCGGTTGCTCTTCCTGTCGCTCTGGACTCAGGCCGACCGGGAAGGCCGACTCCGGTGGCTCCCTGCCCGTGTCCTCGGCGAGGCCTTCCCTCACGAGCCTGGCCTGGATGTCCAGGCGCTCGGAGCCGAGCTGGTGGGGGCTGAGGTGCTGGTGCTCTACGAAGTGAACGGCAGACGATTCGGAGCGCTGCCGAACTTCCTGAAGCACCAGAAACCGCATCGAAACGAGACCGCTTCGAGCTGCCCTCAGCCCCCCTTGGACGACCAAAGGACAACCAAAGGACAACCCTTGGTCGACCAAAGGACAACCAAAGGTTTACCAAAGGTCGACCAAAGGACGACCAAAGGTCAACCAATGGTCGCCCCTATCCGGACTCCGGACTCCGGAGAGGACCTCTCTAGCGAGAGGTCTTGTGAGCAGGTACTTCGTACCTACTCACCTGACATAGATATTGGTTCTAGTAGTTCTCTTGCTAGGGAGAGGGGGACTATAGGGGGAGAGGGTATAGATCGTTCTCTAGGTTCTCTAGGTTCTCTAGGTTCTCTAGGTTCTACTGGGGCCCTGGAGGAGTTCGTCCGGAGCACATGGCCGAAGCTGACCGGGAACCCCGAGAGCTTCGAGGGCTGGCTGGAGTCGAGCGCCGAGGCCTACCCGGATGTCGACCTGCTGGGAGAGGCTCGGAAGGCTCGGGCCTGGGAGCAGTCGAATCCGACCCGGAAGAAGAAGCAGGTGAGGCGCTTCCTGGGCAACTGGTGGTCCAGGGCTCAGGAGCGGGGCGGCAGCTCGCCGGCATCCCTGGAGGACGAAGCACTGGCCGTAGCCCGGAGCCTAGGGGCTACATTCTGAGGCCCTGTCGTCCGCTCTAAGGCCCTTTTCGGGTTTTCGGGTATGCCGACAAGGGGCAAAGGGAGCAACCGCCGCAGAGAGCGGCACAGAGAAGGAGAACGAGCGATGAGAGTTCTGGTGGCTTGCGAGTACAGCGGGACGGTCCGGGATGCGTTCCGGCGACTCGGACACGATGCGGTGTCTTGTGACTTGCTGCCGACTGAGGCTCCGGGGCCTCACGTTGTGGGGGACGTGCTCGGCGTGCTGGACGATGGCTGGGACCTGATGGTCGCCCATCCTCCCTGTACCCATCTCTGCGTCAGCGGCGCCCGGTGGTTCGATGAGAAGCAGGAGGAGCAGCGGGAGGCTCTGGAGTTTGTGAGGACGCTTCTGGACGCTCCGATTCTGAGGATTGCCCTGGAGAATCCTGTCGGGGTGATCTCGTCTCGAATCCGCCCACCCGATCAGATCATCCAGCCGTGGCAATTCGGACACGACGCGAGCAAGTCGACCTGTCTGTGGCTCCAGGGGCTCCCTTCACTTGTCCCGACAGGCCCCCTTGTCGGGCCCCGGATCGTGGACGGGCTGCCCAGGTGGGCGAACCAGTCCGACACAGGGCAGAACAGGCTCGGCCCTGGCGAGGGCCGATGGAAGATCCGGAGTGAAACCTACTCAGGCATCGCGGAGGCGATGGCTGCTCAGTGGGGTGACGCGAGGCTGGTGCCCGTCCAGACGACGCTACCACTGCCAAGGGCTGCCACCAGAGATGCGGCAAAGGAAGGCCCTGACGATCCGTACAAGCATGTTGTGCATTGCGACGACTGCGAGGAGCGGTGGTGCCTCCTCTGTCAGGAGCACTGGGGAAAGTGCCCATGTCCAGGCCCCCACGACGACCCCCACCACCAGAAGGAGAACGAACGATGACCGTCAACGACCGACTGAGGCTGATCCGAGCCCACCTCGAAGCCACGAGCCGAGGACGCTCGCCTGCCGGCGACATCGTGGGGGTCTGGCTCCGCGAGCTGCAAGACATCCCAGACGACAAGCTGGACGCCTGCATCCGAGAGGCCCGGACCCACCACTCCGAGCAGACCGACAAGGGGAAGCGGTGGGGCAAGCTGACGCCGGACGATGTCTTGATGGCGTGGTCTCGGCAGAAGTCGCCCGAGGTCGCCAGAGACCGGCCCCCGTTCAATCCTCACTGCTCGCTCGGTTGTCATTACGGTCGCATCGAGCTGAACGGCCCGGACGGTTACGACTTCGTCACCCGCTGCTCTTGCTCTTCTGGAGAGTGGTGGATGTCTCGGCCCCGGTGGGCTGCGATGACCCCAGCCGGGGACTTCCTGAAGAATGCCGGGTATGTGCTCGCCAGGCCGAAGCCGAAGCCTCTGCCCGATGGGCATCTGGAGTGGCTCCAGAATCGGGCCACTGAGATCGGAGTGAGCAAGGCTCTGAACGAGTACCGAGCAACCATGGAGGAGCGGGAGCAGGAGGCAGAATAGGTTTGATTTTGCGAGAAATCGTCAAACAAGATCGGATTCTGGCTTTACAGCGCCAATCAACCGATATACGATTAGGACAGTTGAGGCGCACGGAGCGCCGAAGGAGAACGAGACGATGACCAACAACAAGACCCTTGGCGCCTGCCCCGCGGAGTCGATGACCAAGGCCGAGCAACGAGTGCTCGACATTCTCGCCCGCCTGAACCGGGACGCCGACAGCGCTCTCGGACGGGGGCGCCACGACGACTACCGCGCGGCCGTCAACCGGATGATCGACGTCCAAGATGCCTTCTACGATTCCTTCGGCCGGATGCCCGGGCGTCCCTCGGAGGGGGCCTGAGACGGACACGAGCATCGCGAAGATTCAGGCAGAGCTGGACAGGCTTATCCGCCGCGCGAGCGGAGCCAAGGCCTCCTCTGAGGGTGGGATTCTGACCCCCGATCAGAAGCGACAGCTCAGCAGCGCCCTCGGGAAAGCCAACGCCATCCTCGCCGCCGCGAAGTTCGCCGCCGAGCCCACGGAGGTGGCCTGAGACGGTTCTTCACTACCACGCCCGGAACGAAGAAGAGAGCCCCAGACGGCCCCTCTCGGCAGCCGAGCGGCTTGCCTATGAGGACATCCAAGGGGGAATCACTTGCGCGAACGCATTGACCGTTGCCGGCGAAGGAAGAGCTGCGCTCCGCTCGCTTGTCCGGCGCGGATACATCGGATCCTGCTCTGTCTCTGGGTGCCGCGTCAGGCACTATTTCATTATCTCGGAGGAGGCCTGAGACGGTGACGAGCAAGCCCGACCTGACAGACCCCGCCGCCTTCCGCCAAGCGGTCGCCCGGCTTCTCAAGGCCCAGCCGTCCCGCTCAGAGTTTTGGGGCTGCCTGCTCGAAGCCGCTGAGGCCAACAAGGTCACCGAGACGGATCGAGGGATGGTTGCTGCGGCACTGAGGCGCGTCCTCAACGTCGACGCACCACCCGCGCTCCATTTCGTCAACGGAGCCGACGGCCAGGAGGTCCAGATCGCCTTCGGCTACTTCCGGGGCGAGCCGACTGCCGCCGTATTCCGCGACAGCGACGAGGCTCCGATCATGATTCCCCGTGAGGTCCTCCAGATTGCTCTGGACCAGGGATGGGGGGAGTGATGCGCGTCTACCTGGCCCGGTCCCAGTGGGCCCAGACCCGATCTGACGGCACCTGGGGCAAGGTCTCGCAGTTCGTCGACACCCGAGCCGAGTGCCGACAGGTCGCCCGCAAGATGGCTCACGACGCCTCGATTGACTCCGAGCTGGCTCGGCGTGAGTCCTTCGACGTGGACGTGATCCGCTGCGAGGTCTCGGACCGCTTCGGCAAGGGCCGCCGCTTCGTCGTGGCTCTCCTGAACCGTGAGCAGATGATCACGCCCCTGGAAATCACCGAGACCGTGAGCCGGCCCCCTGCCTCGGTTCGCTGCGGTGGCTGCGGCTCGATGGTGATCGTACAAGACCTCCTCACGCTCGAAGCTCTCGACGTCAAGGGCTGTCATGACTGCTACGAAGACGACTCGTGGCGGCGGTCGTGAGGTTCCTCAGCCGCTCGCTATCGCTGCCCTGGGACAGGGACGCGAAGACCATCCCAGGACGATGCTCACGCTGGGGCTGCTTGCTCCCGGTGGGCAAGTCCTCAACCTTCGGACCTGGGCCTGTGTGCCTGGTATGTGCAACCGGGCTCCGAGCGAGCCCACCCAGAAGGAGAACGAACCATGGAAACCCCAAAACTCACGAGCTTTGAGATTGTCGAGATTCAGCAGGAGATCTGCCACCTCATGGCCGAGGCCGGCGAGGAGCAGGAGGCCGAGGAGTTGGAGCGCCTGGACGCCAAGGTCGAGGCCCTCTATGAGCTGCTCGGAGACTCTGCCGAAGACAAGCTCACCAGACTCCGAGCCGTCGCCCGCCGCATCGAAGCCGAGGCCGAGATGCTCAAGCAAGAGGCCGCAGTCATCTCCCGAGCCCGCAAGTCCCACGCTCAGAGCCTGGCAAGGGTCAAGACCTGGGCCACCTCGTTGATGGTCGGTCTTGCCGAGACGAAGGGCACCACGAAGCTCGCCATCGACGGGCGTTCCTTCTGGCTGGCGAAGACGTGGAAGCTCGAAGGCCCGAAGGAGGCCTCTGAGTGGCCGCAGGACTGGCTGCGGACAGTCACGAAGACGGAGCCCGACAAGACGGCAGCGAAGGCCGCTCTGAAGGCAGGGGCGGACGTGCCGGATGGGTTCGCCTGGGAGCAGGTCGAGGGGATCCGCTGGAGGTAGACCGGGAGCGTGGAAGCTAATTTAAAGAAATACGATTTAGCTGTAGACTTCCCGCTTTGTCGGATATACAATTTCAGCAGTTGAGGGGTTCACGGAGAGCCCCGAAGGAGAACGAGACGATGACTATCAAGGCCGCCGACACTGCCTTCCCTCCAGTCCCCGCAAACATCCAGAGGACGTGGGCCAGGATGACTCGCGAGGCAATCGCGAGGGAAATCGATCAGGCTGAAGACGGAAGCGACCGAGAGAAGGCCCGCGCCGCCGAGTACCTTGCGGACGGGTGGGCCGAGCGCAACTGCCGAAACATGAGCGCAGAGGACGCAGCCCTTGAGCTGCTCGACCAGGCGGGCCAAGACCTCTCCTGCGACGATCACTACGCCTGGGCAATCGGCCCGAAGTCCTACGGCGAGACCAGCTACTAGCCCACCCATCCCCAGCCGGCGGGGCAAAGCCGGCAAGGAGAACGAGACTATGAGTATCTTTGGATGGAGTTACCCCGCAGGTTGCAGTGGCCCTCCCGACGAGGGCTGCGCCGAGGTCTGCGTCTGCGGCAAGCCCAACTGGGACGAGGAGGCCGAGGAGTGGGTCTGCCCCGAGGCCGAGGAGTTTTGCAGCGTCGAGTGTGCGTCAAAGTACCTCGACGACTGTCGTCGCGATGAGCGATCAGCGAGTCGAGGAGAACGAGTCGAGGAGAACGAGCGATGAACAACAACAAGCAAGACGGCGTGGTGATGCTCCACGGCAGGGAATATCGGACGGTTGCCCTTCGGGTGCAGGAGTTCCGGCGGGACCATCCGGGGCTCGCCATCGTCAGCGAGATTCTGGAGATGAACGACGAGAGCGTGGTGATGGTCGCGCGGGTGCTGGACATCCCGAGCCCGGGGTCTCTCAGCTCCGCAGGAGGCCGGGTCCTGGCGACCGGCCACGCCGAGAAGCGCCGCAACGAGTCCCACATCACCCGCACCTCGTGCCTGGAGGTCTGCGAGACGGCTGCGATTGGCCGAGCCCTGGCCAGCTACGGATACGGGGGCTCGGAGTTCGCCAGCGCCGACGAGGTGGCCGACGCGATGAGCGCTCAGCGAGAGACAGAGGAAGACGCGGAGCGGTTGCGCCAGCTCATGCGAGGGCAGCTCGGAGTCGACAACCAAGCGAGGGCCGAAGCCTTGGTGAGGTTCGTGACCGAGGGGCGGCTGGGCGTGGATGCCGTGGACGGCAGGCCCGCAGACGTGCTTGCTGGCGTCCGGGTCGCATGGGAGGCTGCCGGCAGGAGTCACGAGGGCATGCTTGATGCTGCTCTCGACTGGTGGAACAGCGAGGACAACCAGCCCCATGGGGCGCAACGGGAGAACGACAGATGAGCTTTTTTGATGAAGTCGAGCGTCGGCCACGAAGCGCGAGAGCGCCAGACCCGAAGACGGACATGACCATCCCCGACGGGGAATATGACGCCGAGGTGAGAGACTGGCGTTGTTTCCGCTCCAAGAAGGGTGAGTGGTTTTTGAAGTGGACGATGGCGGTGGCGGGAGGAGACCAGGCCGGAAAGGTCCTCGTCTACTTCAAGCGCTTCCCCGACGAGGGAGACCACGACAAGATGGCGTGGCTAAAGAACGACCTCTATTTGAGCCTCGGACGGGACCCGGCAGAGGCCGAGCTGAAGGACGAGGAGCGCGGGCTGTCTGGCTCTGTGAAGCTGGAGATCGAAGGCGCCGTGCTCCGGGTGCGCAAGGTCGCTTCAGAATACAGGGGAGAACCCAGCGCGAAGGTCTACCTCAACGGCACGGTGAAGCTGGCCACTGACGGTGGCGGGCATTCCGCCGCCCCCACCGGCTCCAGGCCTGTCGAGTATGTGGACGGAGACGAGATCCCCTTCTAGATACCGGAGTCGCCGCCGGTCCTTCGTCCCAACCTCTGCATCCGGTGGCGATATCGTTCGTGCAGGGGGGCGGGACTAGGTCAAGCGGAGCCCAGACCGAAGCGCAGAGAGGCTTACGCTCTGCGATGGGCTCCACTCATCACAAGGAGAACGAGACATGTCCGAGACATCCCCCGCCGCAGCCGCAGTGACTGCCCCAGACCTCGACGCCACCACTCACGAGACGAGCCTCGCTCGCTTCCTCGACAAGGTGGACCGCCCTGGCGTCTGTGTCCGCTGCGGAGCCGCCACCGACAGCCGAGCCCAGGACTGGGCAAGCTACGGCCAGGTCGACCGAATCTCTGGCAAGGTGACCATCACGGGTGGCCTCTTCTGCGCGCCCTGTGTCGGGAGCTGGAACGAGTGGATGAGCGCCGGCAGAAAGAAGCACTTGTGAGCCTGGTCGACCTCTACATCGAGGAAGTCCACGAGGCCGTCGAGGTGCTCCGGGAGTTCCGAGGAGCCTGCCCGGAGTGCGGGAGCTTCGACCACGATGGATGCCTTCTGCTCGACGGCCCAGAGGTCTCGAACGAGGAGTTCTCAGCTCACGCCCTGGCGTCGCTGCTCCAAGCGGCTGGAGGCTTTGCCCATCCTGTCGAATGATTTCTTTTCAGGGAAATACGATTTCTCTAGACTTCCATGATTAACAGGAATACTCTTTCTTCATGGGCAGCACGGAGCGGCCCGAAGGAGAACGAGACGATGATCACGGACGCCCCCGCAGCCACTATGAGCGATGAGGATCTCTACCGCGAGATGAGAGCGATCCGCGCTGAGAGGGCTCGACAGGCGAGGGCCGATGAGGCTCGACTCCGCACCCGCGTGACCTCGGATGACGTGCAGCAGATCCGGTATCGCTGCTCGACCGCTTACGTGGCCTTCGCTCTTGCCGCCCGCGATAGCGGGCGGGACCTCTGCGAGGACCGTAAAGACTCTCTGGCTCGGGATGCTTGGTCTGCTGCTGCCTTCTCCGTGCTCGGATGGTCTCGCTTCGAGTGCCTGAGTGCTCGCCAGCTTGATCGCCATTGCGATCCCGCGCGGATCCGCCGAGACGCTAGGACCGACGCCGCCCGGTACGCCCGGGTTGGACAGGACGCTGACTACTACCGGGGAACCGACGCCTATCGGAGGCAGGCTGAGTGCTACCGCCCATAATCCTCCCACCCATCCCTAGCCGGCGGGGCAAAGCCGGCAAGGAGAACGAGACGATGGACACTCAATTTGCTTCTAGCATCATCGCTGCTCCGGAGGCTTCGCTTGCTGCGGGTCGGATCGGCCCGGCGAGCCCGCTCGACCGACATACCTGCTGCCGCTGCGGGATGGTCGAGAGCGAGGACGAGCACGGTCAGAGCGTCTGCGAGGGGTGTTCCCAGTGCTCTCTCTGCTGCGACTGCGGAACATTCTGCGAGGAGGAGTGAGGGGTCGTCGGGTATCGAGGCGTCGGTGGACACCAAGAGATCGCCTTCAACGCCAGCGATCTGACGCTGGTCTAGAATCAATCCCCACGCCCGGGGGGCAAGCCGGGCAGGAGGACAAGATGGGAGAAGTGAAGACACTGGGGCGCCCACCGATGGAGGACCGCAGCAGGCTGCGGAAGATCCGAGCCGTGCGATTCAGCGACCCCGAATATGAGAAGGTAAGGGCAGCAGCAGAAGAGGCGGGCATGCGCCTCTCTGAGTTCATCCGCGCGCGAGCACTGGCGAAGAAGTGAACCCAAAGAAAGAGACCCCGCCCCAGGGGGCGAGGTCTCCAGGCTCAGCACGGGGGGGTGCGCCGAGCCTAAGACTCTTTGCGGGGCTCGGGGGGCGGGGGAGGTGTTCCCGACGCAGAATCGTCGTCGTCACCAGGCGGCTGCTTAACCGTCTGCTGTCTAAGCTGGTTGAGTGCGCGTTTGCGCTCTTGGTGCTGTTGCTGCTTGCCGTCGGCAAGGAAGAACGACCCGGGGGGCAGTGATGCCGACGGGCTCCTCGGGTGGAGCACCATCATCACGTCAACGGTCTCGGTCAGGTCGTCCTCAACCAGAGCCAGGCGCGTTCCGATATCCTGAACCCAGACAAAGCCGGCACCAATCGCGGACACGATCAAAGCGGACGCCATGCCCAACAGCCGATCCTTGCTCATCGAGCCACCCCGAGCCGGGCGATCCGGCGTTCTAGTCTCACCCGAGCCATCTTGCTCAGTCGTGGACCGTCCACGTCCAGGCGCTGCTGAAGCCGGGCGATCTTCTTACCTCTTCTCTTCGCTGCCGATTCCACGGCGTCCACCAGGGCAAGGAACCCCAGGGCGCCCAGGAAGAAACCGAACCAGTCCAGAGCCTCCGCAATCGGACTGAACCCAGAGAGGTCGATCATCTTGTCGAGCCGGTGGGCCATTTCAGCAGCCATGCGGGCGTGCCTGGAGGCCTTCTTCAGGCCCACGAGTTCCGCCCCTAGGTCCCGAGACACGTCCTCAAAGATCGCAGCCATCGGGCCGTGATTCTCCTCAAGGAATGCCGCCGCTGTCCGCTCCCGCTGGAGCCTCTTCTCACGCTTCGTCGGCATCGCTCTTTGCCTTCGCTGCCTGTCCGTCTGCGTAGCCCTGGCCCAGCAAATAGCTCACAAGAACGCCCATGGCGAGTTCCATGCCCTTGTCTGCGGGGATGTCCCCGCTGATGACCGGAGCCGCGATTCCCATCAATGCGCCGAGCACTGCGATCCAAAACTTCCTGCTCTTGAGCTTGTCCACGATCCCTCCTCATTCAACGCTCGACGGTGGCGGAACTGGCCTGTCCAGATATACCCCCTCGGGCGGCGGGCACATTCTACTCGCAGCAAGCGCGGTGACCAGAACCAATATCAGAGCAAAGACTATCCGCTCGTCCCAAGGATGCTCGACCAAGCAGATCCCTCACCATTTGTCGGCAAGCGTATAAGAGAAGGTCCCCCGCCCCGTCTCCTCGACCTGCTGGTGAGCCAGCCGCATCATTTCGGCAAAGCCGTCCGCCGAGGCGTGGACCTGGCAACCAGCGCTCCACCGTCCGACCTGGGTGGACACCGCCCCGCCGGTCTGGGTCGCGGCGTGGATGTTGATCCCGAACCAACCCGTCTCCATCGTCTCCGGGTCGAGGTCTAGCTTGTCGTCCTTGCTGTCGTCCCGGTAGACCGTCACCTCACCCGCTCGCTGGCAGAGCGCCTCGTACTTCCCGCCGTGCAGGTCTATGGTCCACGTGTCGAGGTACTGGCCCTCGACGAGGATGGCGCACCCCAAAGAGTTGAGCGGCTCGGTGAGGTAGTAGCTGCCAGGATCTGTTGTCCCCGGCCACCTGTAGTGATTCCACAAGCCAGCACTGTCCACGAAGCAGCAGCCAAGCTCGTCGTCGAAGCTCCCAGCGGTTCGACTGGGCGACCGAATGCCGTAGAGCCAGAGCCTCCAGGGCTCTTCCCAGGTCTCCAGGCCCAGACCCCGGGCGTGCTGGATGATTTCGGGGGGCTCGTTGCCGCCGTTGATTAGCGGCGAGAGGCCACCAGAGGCTGCCACAGCCGCCAGGGTCGCCGGGCCTGGCACCCCGTCCACCTCCAGGCGGTAGGACCGTTGAAACTCAACGAGAGCGCCCGCGGAAACTCCACCCCAGACCCCGTCATCCTGACCCTCGGCCAGGTAGCCGCAGGAAATCAGGAAGCGCTGAAGCGTCGCCACGTGCTCGCCTCGGGTTCCGGGTCGGATGGTCATCTGAGTCGGTCAACCTTGTCGGTCAGCTTGTCGACGTTCTTGCCCAACTGGTCCACCGCGCGAGCGAGGGCGCCGTCTCGGTAGATGAGCGGCATCCCATTGGAGTCCGTCTTGCCGACGACTTTGGCGAGAGCCCCCGTTGAGCTGGCAAGCTTCGCGAGGTTGTCTTCAATTGAGTCGAGCTTCTCTTGAGCCTCGGGGCACGCCTCCTCGGGTGCCAGCTTCTCCCTCTTCGCGGAGAAGCTCAGGAACTCCCGCACCAAAAGAAGCGCGAAGATTCCAGCAGCGGACAGTCCGCCCAGATCTCCGATCATGCTCTCCACGGTCTATTGGGCGCGCTTGGACGCCTCGGGGGCGCCAAGCCCGGCGGTTGCAGTAAAGACGACAGACCCGACGCCCTCAAAGAGAGCCGGCCCAGCCGTCGCCAGAGCTTTCGAGTCGATGCCGTTGCCCATCATTCGTCTTCTTCTGGCGGCACTGTTATCGAGCCCACCTCGCCGCCGGCCTTGTTCAGGAACTGAACGACAGCCGATCCGTCTGAAAGGACGGTGGAGATCACAGAGGCGGCGTCGGTCGGGGATAGTTCCTCTCGGGCAAGAGCGAGCGCCCTAGCGTTAAGATAAACAAGCCTAGCGCTTTCTTCTTTTGTCATGGCTTAACTCAGCTTGAGTGCTCTAAATTTGAAGGCAACAGCCGCCGGAAAGACCGTTTGAATCGCGGGCCAGCTCTGGCCATTCCACGCCGCAAAGAATGAGACGGCGGCTGCGGAGAGCGGGACCTGTGCGGCAGCGCCGACGCCGCCGACTAGATAAGGGCTGTTTATCTGAGCGGACGCCCTGTCCGGCAACGCTCCAACGTCTGTCCACGAGCCGCTCCACTCTCCTGTCGCAATCTCCACAGATCCAAGCGGACCCCGGGCGACTATCTCAAAGAGGTTTTGGTTGTTTGTCTTGGGAAAGTAGCTCTTTTGGTCCTGTCCACGAGCAAGCCTGCCGGCGACTCCTGTTGGTCCATAGCCCCCCGAAGGGCCACCCTCGGAGATCGCCTGCGCTGAGGCGAAGCAGAATTGGCCACCGCTGCTCGGTGCATAGAAGGAAATCTTACCGAGCGAGAGCCCGTAATACTTCCCACCGATCCCACCGTAATTATCCGCCGGAACCATCGGATCTTGAGTGGCGTTTGCGTAGAGCTGAAAGGCAACCGTGTCAGAGTCTGTCACGCCAGGGACAAGATCCGAGACCATTGCATACGCTCTCGGGGCATAGGTGTCGGCGTGCCACTCCTGCGTCCAGGCGGACGGTGTAACAGTCAGGCCAACGCCGTCGTCAAGCCTGAGTGCTCCAAAGGGACCACCGCCGCTCCCCTGGGTTGCTGGGTTGCATCGACCCGTGATCGCTGCTGCGGTGGTCACGCCGTCAGCCGCAGCACCCCAGTCCACAGCGGGCGTTCCAATGCTTACCGTGGTGCCGTCCGGCGCGGATGTCCAGACGGTATCTTTGGCCCCGCCGCAGGCAGTGAAATCAACCTCGTGGACAACGCTCCAACTCAGCCCCGACGGGGGCGTGGGGCCGGAGGGATCTGGCGGTTGGTTGACGGTTACCGAGCCTCCGTCAGGATTGTTGACCGCCATTACTAGCTCCCAATCGAGAGCTTTTGCAGATATGCCAGACCCTCAAAGGCCTTGGTCGCTGCGGTGGCGTCTCCTGTGAGGGTCACGTACATGTCCTTGAGGGCTGGCACCCCGGCGGCTTGAGTATCGCTCGTCTGAGCGAGTGTAGTGAAGTCCAACGAGACAGAGTAATACTGCCGCGAAGTGGCCACGGTCGGACCGTCGTAGATATTGACAGTCACGATCCCGCCCACAGTCGCCAGGGTTCCGTGGAACCCGCGGATCAGCGAACCGCCACAGCCCCGCCCGGCGGTGTCGGTGATGAGCGTTGCCGTTGCCGGCTCTACCGCAGGAAGGGCGCCAGAGCCAGAGACTGCGGTGTCAACGTAAATCGGAAGAGAGGTGCCCATTCGAGTCTCCTTGGGTCAAGCTAGCGGTGCTCGCAAGCCGCTAGGAAGTGATGTCAAGAACGTGGACGGCATAGAAGCCGACGAGGCCGGCAGTTGGCCCGGCCAACCTCGACGCATTGATGTAATCGTTGGCGGGCCATGCTCCGATGCCACCGCTGGCCCCTGGGTCGGTGAGGTTGCTCAGAGCGTCAGCAGAGGCGACCGAGGCCGCAGTGATGAAGTTGTCGTAACTCGTCACCGCCGAGGGCCCTTTGCCAACGTCGACAGTACATGCCACGGTTGAGCCCGTGGTGACAAGCAGGATGACGTCTGTCACCACCAGGGTCGTCCCGTACGTGTTCTGAATTTGGAAGACCCCAGCCACTGCGTCGCTCGCAGTCAAGGCGCCCTGAATCCATCGGCCAGCATACTTGCTGGCCTGATTCCGCTGTAGACCATTCGAGAGGCTGGAGCCTGCATCCTTGATCTGCAGCTTGCCGGTGCCGGCGTCGACCTCAAGGGTGGCATTATCCGCGCAAGCAGAGAGAAGGGCCTTGTCCCCGATGGCCTGTGAGGTGATCTCGCCAGAGGCCTCAACCACTGACATGCTTCCAATGTACGATATCCCGGACGGCATGCTGCTCTCCCTTCGCCAGTTGACTGTAAGTCGGACCGGCTGTCAATTGTCAAGTTTATCCGTTGGCCTCACCAGGCGGCGAGGGCCTATCTGGTGCCGCCATCCCTGCGATCTCTCTCTTCGTCGCTCACGCCAACCACTGCGGTCTCTGGGCTTCGCCTAGTGCGCCCGAGCACGTCGACGTGATAGCTGCGGATCTCTACAGTCTGAGCGTCTAGGTTGTAGCGCATCGCTCGCACCATCCCCAGAGCGTCCCAGACGCCGGGGATCTGATACTGGATCACCTCGCCCATCTGAACCCGGAAGCTCTGGAACCCGTGGCGAGCAGTGATCACCCTCTGCTTCTGTTGGCGCTCCTCTGCGACATAGAAGGCTGCGAGCTTGGCGCCCTCGTGCTCTCCAGGCTCGTCGATAGAGTGCGCGGGCTTCCACCTGATCCAGTACGAGGATTTCTCTGTCTCTGCCCGCACACCGCCGAAGTGAGCGAACCCCTGCTCTTCTACGCTGTCCACCGTCTGAGACTGGATGGGGACGTCTTCGACGTCGATCACTGCGGCTTGCCGCTCGTCTGTGGCGTTGACGGTGCGCGTCCCCCGCAGGAAGTGCGGTGGCGGCTCGTGAGTAAACGAGTTGTTGTAAGTGCCGTCGGGGTCGTCGAGCAAAGTCAACGAGATCGTGCTGGAGTTCGCCAGGTCTGCCTCGGTGAAAGTATGGTCAGCGGCCTGTCCCGGCCGAGGCCCTCTCCAGATGGGATACAGGCGCATTTCCTCCACCGCGGGATCGAACCTGGCGACCAGATCGCACGGGACTGTTCTTGCCAGGTCTCCAATCACCTCCGCAAAGTCAATAGGATCTTTACCAACCTCCAGCGGCACAGCGCAGCACATTTGCTTGAAGGAGCGGATGGCGCTCGGGTATTGCGCCTGGAAGTCTGCGATGGCATTGGTGCCGAGGGCGTCGGGTATGCCGAGAAGCTCCGGGCTCTCGAAGGCGTCCTCAAAGATTTCGCCCGCCTCAGCCCTTGGGGGCCCTATCAGGTCCGGCTGTGGGGAGCCGATCCCAACAAAGCCAAGCCACGGATTGTTGTTCTGGTCCCACCCTGGCGGTCTAAGCGCAAAGTTCCTGCCGGCCAATCTGGCGTAAACCTTGCCCCCCACGCCGATGGCATAGGAGCCGGTCGCTGTAGACGACGGGTCGCAGTTCGTCGCGGTGAACCGGACATTTGTTCCGATTGGCCCTCGATTGGGGTCGGTGTTTTCGAATACTGCAATCAGTCCGCCGCTCACGTCGTTTGCGACGTTGACGACCTCTCCCCCGTTGTCGATGAAGTAGACCTCCTGCACCCAGCAGGTCGCGCTCGGGGAGACGTGGGCGAATATCTGCGCGAAGGGGCCCTGGTCCGCCTGGCCATACGGCACGATCTCCCGCCAGATCCCCTCACCACTGCCCGGGCTGCTGTCCGTCGGATCGGGGTAGCCGTGAATGCCGAAGACGTGCCCGACATGGACGCCTGCGTGCTGATCAGAAATTGCATATCTTCCTTGGCCGTAGGTGTTTGGGAACCAGTAGCTTCCGGGGGTGGTGTTAGGTAACACCGATGGATCTCTGCTCCAGTTTTCGGGAACCGCTGTGGGGATCTTTGTCATCGGCCACAGCGCGCCAGGCGGGATTAGCTCCAGCGCTGCCGAGACCCGGAAAGAGCCGGGCTTGATGTTTGTGGGATCTCTGTCCCATCGACCGACGGCCACCTGCTGAAAGTCGCCGCTGTCCATATCGTAGAGCCACATGGCCATCGACTTGTTCGCCCAACGACCCTCCAACGTCGAGACGCTAAGCCCCCGAGGATGCGCCTTCCCGCCAACCCCGACAGCCCCGAAGGCGACAGTGAAAGAAACATCCGACATCGCCTGGACGTGCTCCTTCAGGTTGCCAAGCGTGGCGTCCAGAGAACAGCGCGACAGCCTCCCAACCCAATTGATGAATCCGCGATCCGTTGCCCGGGGGCCCAGCGCTGCCGGATCAGGCGTGGTGAGTCCCGAGCCCGTCCTGGCCGTCGGACCGCACCAGAAGACCCGCTGAACGACATCATCGAAGCGGCCGGGGACGTGAAACTCCCCCTCGACCAGATAGGCAAGTGCCAGGTCTGGCTTTGTAAAGTCGATGGCCAACGATTACCTCACCTGCTCGATCGTGATTGTCCCTGACAGGTAAGCGGACGTGGCCCCCCCACGGTCGTCGAGCGAGTAATCTTGAAGGGCCCCCCAAAACAGCGAGCCGTTGTTTGCCTCGTCGTCCGGGTCCCGGGTGCCGGCGTAAATGTCCGTCCAGTTGAGCGCCCAAACAAAAGGCCTCTGCCTGCCATTGCGAACAAGCTTGTGAATCACCGCCCGGTAGTCGGCAAGCTCCCAAGCGTCGAACGAGAGGGGAGTGGCCCAACGCTTGAGCGCCCGTGCCGGGTAATAGTTGTCGACACTGAGCCCCGCGGAGTCGTCGAGAATCCCGTGGCCCTGCAACTGGGTCACGGTCCGAGAGGCACTAGACCCCTCGGCCTGGGTTGTCGATCCGGTCTTTCTAAGCAGCGACACCAGGCCGACCTGATGCGCCTCGCTCTCGTCGATATGCTCCCAAGAAAAGAAGACATGAGTCAATGAGACTCCCGCGCTGGGCCAAGCAATCTGGATCACATTCTCGGACTCGTCCGGCCTGGTCGAGAAAGAAAGCGCCGTGCTTGCGCTCGCAGCCCAGACCTCCCGCCTGTTACCGAGGTTGCTTGAGTTGATGTAGATGTTGGCGTTTGCAAAGCTGGTGCCCCCGTCCCCGTAAAGATGGCAAGCGGCGAGGTTCGCGGTGGTGGGCTTCGCGGTCCGCCAACGGATAAAGGTGTGAGTGGCGTAACGGTAGTCTTGCCCCGCAAGGGCGTTGCCCGGCCCAACATCCAAATCGCGGAAGCCGAGCAGGTTGCCGATGTTGTCGTCCGTCCCCGCCGAGCCATGTACCCCGGAGGCCCATAGCAGGGAGAAACTGTTGTAAGCGGTGAACCTGAAGCGGCCACCCACCCACTCAACGTGATAGGTGCTCGCGAGCCCCGCCGTTGCGTTGATGGCGTTCTTGATTGCTCCCGCAAGGCCCGGTCCTGTGTATATGCCGACGGGAATGGCCACGGCGACGGTCACGGGCGGTGCTGTCTCGCTTAGGTCGATCCACTGTCTCCCGGTGCTCACCTCGAAGCATCCGCCCGCGTTGCCCTGGAAGACCTTTCGCGGCCGGGGATCACATGCGTTGGATACTGGCGTCGCCGCCCCGGCCGGAGTGGAGTCTGCGATGTAAGAAGCGCTCAGGAGATCATTGGAGAAAAAGGCGGTAAGGCTCATGATGCTTTCCCGTAACGAATGCGGCTTTGATAGTTCAGCCCACGCTCGGACGAACGCACGAGGTGATCGTCCACCGTCTCACCGAGCACACGCCCGTCCAGCTCAAGCCGGGTGTTGACTACCACCGGCTGAGAGCTTCCGCCGTACTGGCGGGCCTGGAGCATTTCGGTAATCGCCTGGGTCCCCTTCGGGTCCAGAACCATTTCGTCCCTCCGGACAGCGAGCACGGTGTGATTGTTCAGCCCCGCCTGACGCAGCGCCCCCGGGGGGAGCCCAGCGTCCGCGACGCCCGCGATAGTGGTGGCAACGATAGACGCAATCGCCGCCCCTCCGATGACTGACGCTGCGATAATGGCGGGGATGTTCGCGGGCGGGGGAGCAGATGCTGCGGCTTCAGAGATCGCGACTCCGAGGTTGACCGTAGCCTCCGCAATCGCTGCCATTTTTTGTATTAAAAACGCCGCCTTGGCTGCCTTTTTTGCCTCCGCGCTGTTCTGTCCGTACAGTGCGGTGACCATCGTGGACACGCTGCCCGCCAGGTCACCGACTGCGGTGATGCCCGCTCGGGTGGCGTCGAGACTGCTGGCGAGGTACTGCCGGCGCTGCTCGTCCAGCATCCGCATCCGCTCTTGCTCTGCGAGGTAGGCTTCCTGCTGGAGGACCTGAAGCTCGGCGTAGTATTCGCGATATTCATCGAGCTGCTTCTTAACTCGGTCTGCCGTGCCGTCGTCGTCCTTGCCGTTGCCCTTGCCGTCTCCTGGGGCTCCCGGCGCTCCGTTGGCTCCCGGTGCGCCTGCGAGGGCAGACAGCTTCGCCTGGGCGATGGCGATCTGGACACTCGCGCCCAGCTCGGTCCACTGGTCTTGGTTCGCCTGTAGCTCGTCGTTCAGGCCGTGGAATCCCTCGATCGCCTCAGCGAAGTATTTCTTGGTGCCCTCGATGTCCCACCGCTTCATTGCGAAGATCATCTGGAACGTCGAAATGAAGGGCTTGGCGATCTCGGTGACGTTGTCGAGCATCATGCCGAGGCCGACAAGGTGTGCGATTGCCACCTCTGCGAACCCGGCGATCTCCTCCGCGAAGCCCTCTATGACGTCCACAGGCAGAGCCGCCACCGTATCGGCAAGGGCCTGAGTAAATCCCGTCATGACCTTCATGAGCGGGGTCAACGCCTCGGTCTTCAGGTTGGTTAGCGCGAGATTGAGCCGAAGCTGCGCGTCTAGTAGGTCTTCTGCCGACTTGAATGCCTGGTCTGAGGCGATGCCATAGCGCTCGACGTCAGCGATGGCGCCTCGCATTGCCTGGGCACCCTGGCCAAAGGCGACCAGAGCGTCCTTCGCAGAGCGTCCAAAGAGCTTGTTGGCGTCGGCTCCCCGGGTCGCCTGTCCCGAATAGCTCTCGAAGGCTGTCGAGATAGCAACCAGTCGGTCCGCAAGCGGCATCTCCGATAGCTCGGCAGCCCCAACTCCGAGCCGCTCGAAAGCGTCCAGCAGAGTCTTGGGAGCATCGGGCAACATCGCCTCGCCCATCGACTGGTTGAGCCGCTGCATCGACTTCTGCGTCTGCTCTGCCTCTACGCCAAAGAGGCTGAAAGCGTTGGTGACGAGCTGAAGATCTCGGTTCGTGGCCCCGATGCTCTGGGCCTTCTTGGTCACCGTGTCCAGGCTCTCAGCCAACTCGAAGGTCTCAGCTATCACGCTCTCTGCGATCCGCTTGAGCCCAGCGAGCGCGGCTGTAGCCGCCAGCGCCCCACCAGTAAAGACCACCAGGCCAGCGGCAAGCGGACCCTTGAGGGCTGCGCCCATCTTCGCGGCGTCTGCTCCTGCCGTCTTGAAGCCCTTGCCCGCCCCCTTCGCAGAGCGCCCGACCTTCTTGAGATCTCGCGCAGCCTTGTCGGCGCCTGTCGCCTTGACCGCTAGATTGATTCCGTCAGCCACGGCTAGCCCCTCTCGACGCCTTTGCCCGACGCTCTGCTGCCTCGGCGTGATGGAGGCCGATCAACTCCTGCTCCGCATCGAGCACGGAGAAGGCCTCGACCAGCAAAGCCTCCTGCTCAATCAGCGAACCCGGCCCAGGCATTCCGCCCACCTGTCGCCACGCAGACCAGAGGTGAACCAGGGACCACTCAGCCGGCGTCACAGCCATCCGAGGGCACTTGTCCACCCTCCGGTCCTCGGCTCGGACTCCGGGCGGCTTAGAGGAGCCTGTGGGCATTAGAACCGGAGATCTCCATGGGCGACCCTTGCCAGAGCAGTCCTCACCCCGGCACGAGCCCCACAACTTGCAGCCGTTCCAGTTGTCGCCCCAGTGCGCGAGCTGCTCGGGCGTCGGCGTAGCTCGCGAGGCATAGTGCAGAGCCGCCCTCAGTCTTTTCCCGAGGCTTCCCCGAGCGCTCCGGCTGCGATGATTGCCGCGAAGACCTCCTCTCGAAGGCCCTCGTTCTCCATCACGAAGTCTATGGCCTCGTCGAGCGAGACGTCCTTGCCGTCCATCGTGAGGTTCTCGACGCCCACCACGAGCCCCCGGATCAGCTCGCCGCGGAATGTCTGGAAGCCCTCGGTCCACTCGGAGAGCTTCTCTTGGAAGCCCTCCTCTTGGAGTCGGTCTGTCAGGTCTCCGGCTCCGAGAATCGGAGACCTCACCGCCACCTCTCGCCACCGAGCCATCCAGCCGACGCTCGGAGGGTGGTAGACGATGCGGCATGGTTCCGGCTCCTTGTCGTTCCCTCCCCAGGTGGGGGTGAGTTTGCGTCTCTTCCAAGTATTCAAGTCCATCGGGGGGCACTCCCTTTGGTTAATTGTTGCCTCTAACCGAACATCAAGATCAGCTCATCCGCTCCCGCGCTCGTTCCTTCACACAGTCCGGTGAGGTCCAAGGTCACCTCGTCAGACCCGCGGTCGAGGCTCAGGTCCTCGGCTCGGACGCGAGGGGCGACCCAGCCGAACATGTTGCCCTCGCTCCGACCAGAGACGACGGCGACGCTGATCTGCTGCGAACTGGCCCCGGCAATGTCGGTGGTCTGCCAAGCCTTCATCGCGGCTTTCATGTTCTCTGCCTTGAGCGTCCAGCCCGAGAGGGTGGCTCGGATCTCCCGCTGCGCCAGGACATATCCGGCCATCTTGTACGCGTCCCCGTGGACATCCTCCCTCGCCGTCACGCCCATCCCGCAGTCAAGCGAGGCCTGATTGACCTGAAGGGCCACGCCGGTCGCGCTGGCGTAGGTCGCGAACATTGCCTGGCCCGAGGTGCTCGGCACCGGGGAACCGGCGTAAGTCCCGGCGGGCCGGTAGGGATACACGGCCTCCCCGTCGCCGTGACCAGCCGCGGCGGTGCCGAGCTGGTTTCGGGTAATGGTCCACGTCGTCCCGCTTATTCCGGTTACCTTGACTACCTCGTCTTCGATCTGCCAGTAGGTGTTGAGGAGATCGCCAGCCGATGCCAGCCCATCGTCCACCACCATCGTGAGGGCACCGATCAGGATCGCCCCGTCAAGGCTGGTCTGAAAGAGTCGATCATGCCTCCGAGCAGTTCCCGAGAGCACGAAGCGAGCGGCATCCTCACCGCCGGCCGTAACGGCAAGGCTGCTTGGAGTCCAACCGCCCAAGCGGTCCGCGCTGTTGTTGTTCATAAGCCAGAGGCAGAGGGCGTCCTCTGCCGTGTCGCGCGTGTCGTTGGGCTTGTAGGCAATGGCTCCTCGGACGTTAGCGGCTGCGGCAGGAGCGAAGCTCAGGGGGGGCTCGACGTCGATGCTCGTGCCCACCACGTCCACGCCTCGGATCCGCCGCATTTCGTAGAGGCCAGCGCCGGCAACGGTGTCTTCGACGATCACCGCGTCACCGATAGCAAAGCCAGCCGAGGCGGTGAGGTTGACTCGCTGGGCTGTCGAAGCTCCACCGGCCACGTCGGTCGTCGTGCCTGACCGGTCGACGGGCGTCCACCCGGAGGTGATCAGAAGATCGTGCATGTCTGGCTCAAGCGTACGAGTCCCAGACGGCAGGACATAGCCCTCGATGGAGCCCTCTGCTGTCCGCTTCTGCTGGACGCCGGGGACTGCCGTAGCCGTGCCGAACTTGTCCTCGCGAGGAACGTAGGCAATCGCTCCACCGGCCGAGCCAGTGATTACCCGGTTGGCGTCTGCGGCCTCTGGATAGCTCTCGCCAGCCGCGTCGGTGATTGTGAAAGACGCCTGAGAGCTAGCGAAGCAGACGAGGTCTCTGCCGATGTCAACTTTGGGGCCGGTCATGATTAGTAATCCTCCTGAATTCGGACCAGCAAGGCAGTCCTGAGAAGCATGTTTGCAGTGTTGGCCTGTAACTCGGGGTCAAAAGTCAAGGTGTTAGCTTCGATTTTGGCCAGGATAATACGCCCTTGAGCGTCTCCCGTGCCGCCATTGTTTAGCGTCCAGCCCTGTCCGCCCTGGAGGCGCCGAAAAAAGAGCTTAGTGAGGGCGTCTCTGTAGCGGCACATGGCCTCGCCCATCTGAACCTCGGAGCCTGCGACGCTCAGATCGAGCACCGTCAGGCGTAGTTCGATGGCCAGGTTGACCATCCGGGAGTTCCGCTCCTGCTCTGCGGTGTCGCTCAGGTACACGATGGACAGGTGAGGGTATTGCCGAGACTGGAACTCTCGGGGATAGAAGGTCTCGAACTGGGCCACGTCTGGAAGCTCTGCGGTGGTGATGCCTCGGTCGGCTCTCAGCACCGCAAGCTCTTGATTGTAGGTATTCGAGCCAACGGCCCCCGTTTGCAGGAACTCCCGCACGGCCTCGACGCCTGCTTCTGCACCGTAGAAGGGCATATCAGCGCCAGCCCCTAGACATGATCGAGTTGATCTGCTGTTGAGCTTTGGCTGGAGTGTCTCCGAAGGAGATCCGCTTGGTCACCTCGGGGTCCTGGCTGAAGGCCGTCTTCCTGGCGAGGACGACATGGGATTGCATGATCTGCTGCACCGCTCTGCCAAAGGTGCCGCTTCGCCGCGGGTCTCCATCGAAGCGGACGGGCGGACGCTTGGGGAGATTCCGGGAGGGGACGCCTGTGGCGTGAGCCATCGCGTATCGAGCGACCTCGGTGTTGGGCCTGATGCCCACGACCATCGCCGTCTTGCCAATCTTCTGGATAGAGCCCTGACCGCCCGTCGCGGCCCGACGAAGTGCCCCGTCGAAAACGAGAATCGGACGGCCAGGGCGGACCCTGCTTTTGTGCACCTTGTATCGCTCGGTGAGAGCCGCCCACTGTGGCCACGGGCTAGCGGAGCGCCCGCGCCCCTGCGTGCCGAAGAGCTGTTTCTCGTGCTTCCAGAAGAGCTTGGCGATGTCCTCGAATGCGGAAGACCAGTCCTTGAGGGCGTCCCCCCACTCGGCAAGCACGAAGGCCACCCGGTCCAGGCTTGGGAAGGCCTGGAACTCAAAGGCGTACTGCTTCCCGGATGACCTCGGAAGAGTCACAGGTCCTCGCCCATCTGGAAGTCCGGCGGCGGGTCGTACTCTCGGTCGCCTGTGCCGGGCGTGTAGTCGAAGTCTGGGTCGCTGTCCTCGGTCCAGTTCGACTTGGCGAAGATGGAGGCCCCAGGAAGAGCACCGCTTGCGCCTTGACCCAGGAGCACGGCACGGTCAGACCAGATCGAATCCAGCAGAGCGCGGCCCTTGGTGATGAGGTCCTCGGCTGTGCTCTGGGCCTGCGGTCCAATGCTGCCCTTGCTGAGCAGGATGTATCCACTCGCCAGGAACATCTCGGCAGTCTGCGCCATTTCGGCGGCTCGGCTCGCTGCCGTCACCACGTCAGACAGGCCAGCCCGCAGAAGAGCCAAGCGGACCTCGTTGAATGCGAGGCCCCAGATGACATTGCCTTGAGTGGCTGTGGGGGTGGTGGTGGCCGAGAGCACCCCGAGCTGGGGAGCCATCGAGGTCGCTGTGGCGATGTCTGGATTATACGCCACGGCGTCCTCCTACTCCCCGGCGGTGTCCGCCTTCTTGTCCTTCGGCTTGCTCTTCGGCTTGCTGGCCTTCTTCGCCAGGCCTCGGGCGATCAGCTTCTGGCCTGAGTAGTCGGTCGTCTCGATGACCGAGCCGGCCTCTGCGCTCTCGTTTCCGATGGTGAGCGGGTGGAGAAGCTCGACCTTCATGCCGTCAGCTCTCCGATTCGCTCCTCGATGCGGTCGAGCCCCCCCTTGCGGGTCTCTTCGTCATGCATTGCCTTGAGGGCGTCCACGTCGGACACGGTGGCAAGACAGTCAGTCAAGAGCCGCAGTGGGATCTTCGTAACGCTCGAAGGATCAGCCGGGTCGAAGCCAGCGTCAGGAGGGGCCAGGACCTCCCTTTTAACTGGCTCCGGCCTCGGCTTATCCTGCTTGGCTGTCGCTTCCCGAACAACACCCGACGCCAACAGCTCTTCGATGCCTGGCATCGCTGGCACCAAAGAGCCTGCCGGGTAACGGACGGGACCGCAGACAATCAATTGACCTTCGCAGACTTCGTATTGCATGAGGGGCACTCCTCGGTTCACTTAGCTAAAAGCCCAATCGAACCCGCTACAAAAGACGACCGCAGTGTCACCAGCGGCAATCGTCACGAGCGTGGTCGTGTCTGGCTTTTTGACGACGAGGGTGTGTGTTCCGCCCTTGTTGCAGATCCGAAACCACGCCCCCACGCTAGTCAGCGGGGGCGGCAGGTTCACGTCTCGGTGAGACCCACCACCATCAAGGTTCTGGAATTGGGCAGAGTCGACCCCGATCCAATGCGCTCCACCGAGGACCAGCGCAACAAAGCCCCCGGTTGACCGCACGTTCTGGCTCGGAACCCGAGCGACCCTGTCTTGGATAAACTTCGCCATGACGACTCCTTAGACCACGGTGGTGTAGAGGTAGCCGAGAGCCGGAGTGGGTGCCGAGAATTGGTCGTTCCACAGCATGTCGATTTCTTCGACATACGGCGTGGGCTCCCAGCGTCGAATCGCTCCGTCGGTGCTTCCCTGGAATCGCCACCGCTGGAGGCAAGACTGGGGAGTCATCGGGGCAGGCGACTGACGCAAGCGACAGAAGAGCGCACTATTCGCCCAGATGAATGCGTTGGCCGGAGCCTGACCCTCGACCGCCGTGTTGCCCACTGCCGAGCCCACGATGATCTCGTCCACGTCCAGCGCGGCAGCGATGTCGTCGTAGGTCACCAGCCCGCTGCTGTGGCGAGTCCGCGAGGAGAACTCCACGAGCAGGGGATGCTGACGCAAGGCTGCATACACACTGTGGTTGATGATCAGAGTCGTGGGACCCTCACCGCTTCGAGTCATGATCGAAGTTCGAGCGGTCTGAGCGTCCGCGATGGGGTCCGAGGCGGCGTTGCTCCACTGGCTCGGGCCAGCGAGGGCAGCCGTGGCACCCGCGAAGACGACCGGAGAGAAGGCGATGGCCGCGGCCGTGCGCTCTCGGATGATCGCAGTCTCGCGAGCGAGGATGGCCGCCTTTGCCTTGCGCAGGTCGAGACCGTTGCCCGAGGCGTACTCGGCAGAGGACTTGCTGATCTGGCAGCCGAGGCCGTTCAGCTCAACTTCCCAGCCGGTGACCTTGTTGATCGTGGTCGAGACCAGCAGCGGGGATGCCTGGCCGTCGGCCATGACCATCCCGTGTCCGGGGCTCTGTGAGGCAAAGCCTCCCGCCACGTCGTAGAAGCGGCCGGTCTTCGTCGGCACGTCGGTAGCCGGGAAGACGCGATCCGCGATGAACGACTCCAGAGTGGGTGCCAGAAGTCTCGTGTACTTCTGGAGCATGATGTCCTGAACAAAGCCATGAACGTTCGCCATTTTCTGATCTCCTGTTTCCGCGCTGGGCGCTGATTAGATTGCGCCGCCGTTGGCAACGAGGAAAGAACCGATATCGCCGGCTGCATGAGTCTCAAGAGCGATGCCGAAGACCCTGTTACCACCGGCTGCTGCAACAGCCCCGCCGTTGGCGTCGGAGGTAGCCGCCGCGCCGGCCACAATCGCGCCACCGCAGATAACCTTGATCACCCCGCCGACCTGAACCGGCAAGAAGACCGCGGTGGTTGTCCCGTCGGCCACGTCATTTGTCAGAGCGCCGATGACAGCGCCACCAGCACCCCCGAGAACCATGTCGTTGTCACCAGAAGACAGCACCAGGCGCCAGGCCTGAGCGCTCATGTTCTGAGCAGTCCGCCGGGTCAGAATAGTAGGCTCGAATGGAACACTCATTTTCAGAATCTCCTAGTTCAGGGTCTCGGTTTCGTAGACAGCGCGGACCGACGGATCCGAGAGCACCTCAGACATCGCGCGCGAGTAAGCAGAAGCAGCATCCAGGCCCTCTCCGGCAAGCCGGTCAGCGAGGGCAGTGATTGCCGCGTCGATGGCACCGAGCCCCTTGGCCTCGGCCTTTTCAACCGGAGCGGTGGCGCCCTTCTCTTCGACGGGGATGCGGCCGACGGGGAAGACGGCGTTGGCCTCTTCCTCTCCGAGGGCCACCACGATCTTGCTGTAGCGGTCGCGCTCGCTTGCTGCGATGCGGCCATCCTCGCAAGCCTGGTCAAGCATCTGGCCCTGCTTCCAGCCAGCCAGCTCGTCCCGCTCAGTCTTCAGCGCATCGCGGTCGGCGGTGAGAGTCTCCAGGGACTCGGTGAGGGCCTCGACCTTTGCGGCCTGGTCGGCGAGGGCCTGAACCTTCGCGATGACTTCGGCCTCGCTGGCGTCTTCGGTCAGGGCAACGGAGCCCCGAAGAATGGAAAGGGTGGTGCTCATTGTGTCGTCACTCCTGTTGGTTGACTCTTGCTCGGATGCCGCCACTGCCTGCATCCCACTGACGAAGGGTTCGTTGGTGAGCGTGCCGCCGATCAAGGCCGCATCGCCCAGGGGCTCTCCGGTCTTCTTGCTGCGTGCCACGTCGGAAGGGATCATTTCCACTGAGAAGCCGTCGAACTCACCAGCCCGGATTCGCTTGCGGCCCTCGTCGGTCCACTGAACCAGACCATACAAGCTCAAGCTGCCGTCGCTGTTGTCCTGGGTGCGGACTTCCATGATTCGCCCCGCGGCCTTCGTGCTCTCCGGGTCCCGGGAGCCGAGAATGGCGGCGTGATTGAAACCGACCGGAGCGCCGACCGGGAACCAGCCCTCGGCCTTGATCTTGTCGTAGCCCCGAACCATCGACCGCAGATCGTCCGAGGTCAGCTCAACTCGACGCTCAGAGCCTCGACCAAAGTGCGTGCCAGACCGGGCAAGCTCGACCCACTTCGGGCCCCCGTCTGCCAGGGCGACGGGGGCAGAGGCGCAGGCGTCTGAGTAATAACGCCGAGAGGCCGGATTGCCGAGAGAGGGACCAAAGGGCTGCTTGCTCTTCTTCTCCTTCTTCTCCTCTTTCTCGTCTTCCTTCTTCTCGTCCTCGTCCTCTGCCATGTCCTCCCGCGCCTTCTCTAGCATCGAGCGGCCCTTGGCCTGGACCTTGGCGATCACGTCGCGGGCAAGGTCAGCCTTGGGGCTCTGGGCGATGGCGTTGCGGAGGTGGGGGAGGTCGATCTCCCCGGAGGCGTCACGATAAGGGAAGTAGCGAAGAGAGCGCGGCTGAGTCTTGCCGTCGTCGTCCTTTTCGCCGCCTGGAGCAATGTAGAGGAACGCAGTATCTGGCAGCGTATTGATAAACGCCGTCGTCCATTCTGCGAGTTGTTCCACGTCCGACAAGCGAGCCTCCTGCGTCGCGGCCATTGCAACAGCAGCGCCTTGGGATTGTCAACCCCTAGTTCACGGTGCGATGCCGATTACAATGCAGTTGCAGTTGCTATAGCCCAAACACCACGCCGCCGGAGTGGCGTAGGTCGCCAGCTCATCGAGCCCGAACGTCTCCCCATCGTGCGACGCACAAGGCTCGCAGGTCTCCGACTCGGTGAGGTTCGAATACATGAACCGCTGCGTTCCCAGGGCTCGTTGCTCCTGCACTCGGCCCAGACCAAAGATGCTCTTGACGTCCCGAGCTGCGGCCACCTCATCCTTCCCAGGGGAGAGCAGCTTGAGGGCGTCTGAGACAACCGTCGAGGCCACTGCCGCCTCGGGCATCGTCCCGCCGACTCCAGCGTTCTGAAGGGCGGTGATCGTGGCGTCCTCGATTCGCTGCGCCGAAGTCTTCACCGTCGTCGCCACGACTGACTCGATGACCTCCTCTGGGTCTGCCGCGTCGATGGGGGTGGGCACCACTCCAGGCGCAAGCTCTGGCTTCTCGACTGCGAGAGCGAACGGGAGCCGGGGCTGGTCTGAGGTGACCTCGATGTCGTCCTCTGTTCGCTCGACGTCGCCCTCGGCGATTGCGTCGCGAAGCTCGGGGTCTTCCTCCTGTCGCTTCTGCTCTGCATCGACCGAGCCCTTGCCCTGGTCATAGGCGTCTTGGAGCGCGGACCTCAGAGCGGCGGCAAGCTCTTCCTTGCCAGGCACCTCCACGTCCATCGCAGCCGCGAGCGTCGGAGCCTTGGAGACCGCCTTGGCATACTCGTCCGCGATGCTGTCCCGCCATTGGCTGATCACCACGCCCAGCGAGCGAGAGAGATCGGTCGTCCCGCCCCGGGTCTCGGAGTAGCGCACCACCGTCTCAAGCGGTCGGACGTCGCGGCCCAATGGACCCATCACGATTCGATCACCGTCGAGACGCTCGGGCGGGAACTCGGCCAGAAGATGGACGTGCCCGCAGCCCGGCCCGTGCTCGTGGGCTGTCACCTCTTCCTCTTCCTGCTCCACCTGGGCGTCTCCCCGCTCGGAGTCCTCGCCGCTCGGGGCAGGGCTTCCCTTCGGGGGCTCTGGTGGAGCTTCGACGCTCACCTCGCCCTCGGGTGCCATCCGCTCCTCCTTCGCCGGGAGTGCGAGGACCATCCTCACCTTCGCCTCGATGTTGCTGTCTGGGATGATGATCCCCCCGTCGGTGGCCGTGCGGATTGCCTCAACCAATTGCTTCGGGTCTCCGACTCGGACCTCGCCGGCCTGGAGGACGGGGTACTTCTGGACGCCTTGAAAGTTCCAGTTGACCAGACGCTTGATCAGAGAGTCCTTACCCTGGGACAGAGTGGCCGCGATGCGGTTGGCTGCCTGTTGAAGGGCTGCGGAATAATGATCGAGCTGCCCGCGCACGAGTGAATAGGAGCCGGATTGTTCGCCCGTGAATAGGAACTGACAGAGGGCCGCGCGCGCCATGTCCTGGCCGGCCGCAATGCGAGCCTCTCGGATGTCGACGCCCTTCATCGGGAAGTCCGCGAACTTCAGCGTGTAGCCCCTCGGGAACATCGCAAAGGCTCGGATGCCCGCCCGCAGCTCTCTGAGGATGACGTTGACTTGCTCCACGTCTCCAGGGCTGGCGTTGACGTCCACCTCCACGTAGGGGATCCCATAGGCTGCGCGTTCGTAGCCGGTGGCCTCCAGCTTGAGGTAGGTGGCCCGCTGTCGCCAGGCTCCGTAGGCCGGGCGAAGGATCCCCATCGGCTCTGGATTGTCGCCGTCGGGCTGATAGGTGAAGTGCAGGAGCTTCTCGGGAGGCAGCAGAGGCATCACCGAGGAGAAGGACCCAGAGGTGCCAACCAGCCCGTCGCCGCTGTAGCCGTACTGGCGGCAGCCCCAGCGATTGCCGGAATACCGAAGCCACTCGTAGACCGTCCAGGGCAGCCGAGGCGCAAGCCGGTCGATGACCGTCCGCTCAAGCGTCTTGTCGTAGCGCGCCACAATCTCGAACAGCGACCAGCCCCGCCAGGTGAACTGAACGGCCTGCTCAAGGAACCGCTCGAAGCCGCCTTGAAGGTGCTCGAACAGAGCGGCCCGGACGAAGTCTGCGATCTCAATGTCCTTCTCGTCGTCGCTCGCAGCCTCGACCGTCCACGGCACCGAGAGCAGGGGCAGCGTCCACGCCATCCGAATCGCCTGGGCAACCGGGTCCTCCCTCACCATGCGGTCCACGATTCCGATCTGGTCGTAGCTCCCGCGCCACTCAGTCGGGCTCAAGCAGGGATTCGCATCGAGGTCAATCTCACCACCGGACAAGGGCACCCCGGTGTAGCCCACCGTGCGCCCCATCTTGCGCCCGCTCGCCTCGGCCAGAGCTGTCGCCGCTCCAGCGGGGAAGACCTGCACCGAACCGCCGCCGGCCCTCGCCTCGTCAAGGTGCTCCTTGCGCACGTAGATGGGCCAGTGGCTCTCGGTCTTCGCGTAGCGGTCTTGGTTGATGTCCATGCGCGAACCCTATCAGAAAGAGATTGTCAAGCTATGCCCAGTTGTCAGCGATGCCGCCCGAGGGCTCACCGTTGAAGAAGCCAATCGAGGGGTTCAGCGCCTTGATGTCGGGGGCATCGATCACCCCGTGGCGCGCTACCACGTAGTACCGCAACGCATCGCAGGCATGATCGTGAACCCCATCCTTCAGGGGGACGTTGTTGTTGGGACGGTTGGCCGGATAGGCGTAACCCTGGAGGCTCTGGTGGATGCCCACCACCCCCTTCGGGTAGCGGCTCAGCCTGGCCGACTCGGTGAGGTCACGAGAGACGAAGAGCCGCCGCGTGCCGTCGTGCGCCTGGAACCGGGCGCGCATCGCCTCAACCCCGTTGGGGATATGGCGCTCGATGGGCCCAGAGGGCGAGGCCATCCGACCGGACAGGACCCCAGCAGCGAGGAAGGCATCCCGGTAGACGCTCAGGCTAGAGAGCCCGGTCTGGGCGTTCCTGGCCCCGCCTGCCGGGTCGCAGTAGCAGTCCAGCATCACGAGCCCGAGCTTGCTCACGAACTCGGCGCAGTCCCTGGCGTGGCGGCTCTCCAGCACGTCAGCCGCCACCACCTCCTCGACCACCACCTCACCGAGGCCGTCGACATCTTGAACCAGCCCGAAGAAGGGACGACGGCCACCGAAGTCTAAGAAGCCGTAGGTGGGCCTGCCCGGCTCTGGCTTGACGTCAACGATGCTCTCGCTCTCATAGGTCCAGTAGACCGCCCCCTCCAACACCACGAACTCGCCATGGATGAAGGCACGCGCCATCCGGTCGGAGAGGTTGAGGTGGTCGACATAGCCCGCCGGAAGGTGAGGGTTGTCGGTGGTCGAGGCTCGGACCAGTCGCCGGCCCGGGAGCGGTCGGCCGAACTCCTCGTGCATCCAGCCCATCGAGGGCACCCCGGCAATCGAGCGACGGAGCTGGGCGCTCTTCGGGTCTCTGACTCTGGCGTTGAGGATTCGCCAGGCCTCGTGGCGGATCAGCCTCGGCTCGTCCAGGCAAGCGAAAGCGTAGGTCGCGCCTTCGAGCGAGCCCGGGTCCTCCGCGCTGGCGAAGAACCACTCGCAGCCATTCCAGAGGGTGAGGCATCGGTCCTGGGCCGACCAGTCCTTGACCAGAGGCCCTAGACACTTCGAGGCGTTCGCCCCGCCCGAGGGCCACCGGGTCGCCTCGGGGAAGAGGTCCACGATGGCTCGATAGAGCGTGCGACGCTGGAGCGGGAACGTGGGCGACACGA